GTTTGACCCTTCCTCAATCATTGTATTATATAATCTTGGATTAACATAATAAATATCTCTATACCCCACAGTAACATATCCATTAGTACTACTTATTGTTCTAGGTATACCTGATGATACCCCATTACTTGATGTACTTGCTCCAGATGTAACTTGACCCGTCAAAAAGAATAAATTTGCATAATTATCTGGAGAAGTTAATGGAGCGTTAGTACTCATTGTAAATACTCCATTACCCACGTATATTGATTTATATACTACATTACCACTTATATTTTCATAATTTTCATCAAATAAGTTCTTCCCTGTACTTTTTCTTATTTTGTCTTTATAATCGCCAATTTTACATAATTCAGTAGAACCAAAATTAATAGAATAATTGTTTATTTGGTAATCTTCATAATTTGTTGCGTTATCTCCATGTTCTAATTGTATTTGAGATATATTAATATCATTAATTGCACTACTATTTGAAAATAATATTTCTAAATATTCGCTATCAAGAGTAAATGTTTTAGTTATATTTCCCGTTCCATCTGCTAATAATCTTGTTTTAATTGTTGAATAAGTACTATCAGTATATGTTCTTATATAGCAATAACAATTATTTATAAAACCATTTGCTTTAAATGTATATGTTTCATTATTATTTAACTCAAATTGCCACCTTATTCCTTGCCCCCATGCAGCACTATTTGAATAAGTACCACCATCTTCTGTAGGAGTCCAAGTAGCAGTTGACGCTATAATAGTAGGAGTAACTTTATTAAATAAATTTTTACCAATAATGTTTATTATATTATTTCCTGTAACTACATTAACATTTATTGGTGTACTAGGTGTTGGTGTGCCAATTTGTTCTAAATTACCACTAAATTGTATATTTCCTAGTTTATGTTTTACTGAATTTTCCATAGTCACTAATTTACCTTGAGATTCATTTGGATTTGCTATTAAACTAGAATATATATTATCTATATCTGTTTGTGATGTTACAAACAGATTATCTTGTCTTATAACTAATATATTGCCAGTTTCAAGCCCAGTACTCATTGTTAAATTTCTTACTGCATCAAAATATGTTACACCAGTTATTTCATATTTTTCTCCAATAGTAAATTCTGAACTTCTTGTGGCATCTATTGTTGTTACTGGTGTTCTATTTAAAGGTATTATATTTAATGCCCTACTTCTATCTATTTTAGCATTTCCACCCATCATTTCGGCAATCCAACTAATATATTGCTTACCACTTATTGTACTATCATAATTGCCTATAATAGTATCTCTATTTACATTTGGATAACTTCCTAATATTATGTTATATCTTGCACATAATCTTTGTAAGAATGTTTCTAATGTAGTGGAATAAGTTGTTGTACCTGTTTCACTATCATAATGTTCATCTAACATAACGCTAATGTTAGAATCTACAGGTTCTGCCATTTTTATAGCATCATCAAATGCAGTTATTTTATGATTTTTGTAATAATCATCTGTAAGTTCATCTATTATAAATGTTCCACAGTTTACCATTTCATCTGAACCATTTACTTCTAGTGCTATTGACAATGTTAATTCATCACCAGAAGCAATAGAAATAGCATCTATATTCTTAAATGCTATTTCTACTTTATCTGATATAAAAGTTCCTATATAAAAATACTTTTGTGTTGTATCTATTATAGGTCTTGTTATTTTAATTGATTCAATTAAGTCAGAAGAAACAGTTGTACTTCCTATTGTTAAATAACAAGAATATAGTGATTCACCACTATAAACTGTTGTTCTAAAGTCATTTGATACATTTACTGCCATTTTTCTTCCTCCTATTCTTCAACTAGCGAAAAACTAAAATCTATGTCTTGAGTGTAAAATTGATTAGCACCAGACTTCATTATTTTAAATGTATTCCATTCTTTATCACTAGCATACATTCTATGAACTTTTTTGCCATTAACTTGAACTTTTGTGTATTGATTTATATTAAATGTTGTTATTTCGTTATAATCAACATCATATAGTCTACTATTTGTGCTATCATACCAATATATTTGACCATCTTTTGTATATTTAACATAACCATTACTATCTGTTACATCAACTAAAGTTTTTTTATCAGTTAGTTCAACATATACCCAAGCAGGATTTATTCTATTTAGTATGTATTTTTCATCTCTATCCCCTAGAGTATAATATGTTAATGTTATATCTTCTACATCATGTCTTACTCTATTTCTTTGAGTATATCCTTTTAAATCCGTAAAAGCATCTACATCTACATCATGTAATACTCTACCAAGTTCAGATGGAGTAGGAAAATCTTGCAAATCAGAACAAACCCATTCTCCATTAACTTTGGTTGCCGTATGACCAATTCTTATATATTTTTCATATTTATTATAATCTATTCTATCCATATTTGCAAATTCTCCTATCCTAATCCATATTGTCTATTCTTTTTATTTTGTTCAAATGTAATAAAGTCTAATAGACCACTTGTATCTCCTTTTGCTGTTATATTAACAGTAGTATCTTTTTGTGTTGCAGCCATAGCCTTTGCAACTCCTATACTTATACTTTCTACTATTTGGTCATTATTTGCTACTGCTGTATGTCCTCCTATTGTTCCTACCATTTCTGGTCCTGCTTCTCTTGCTACAAATAATTGACCTGTACCTACAAATCCTCCATCTGCTTTTTGGTAAGCACCTGATAATGAAGAAAACTGAATAGTATTATTATTTGTTTTCTTACTATCACTACTAAGATTAACTTGTCCTAGTGTTCCTGCAACACCATTATTTTTAATTCTAATTGCTTCATCTACTAATCCTTTTAAACTTTTTATTGAATTTTGAATAGTGGTAAAATTAATATCTTTTATAGAATTAAAATATCTTTTAAAACTTTTACCAAACTCTTCTAATACTTCACCAAATGTGCCTAAAGAATCATCTCCTATAAGCCAATCCCAGAAGCCATCTTCTCTAGGTATATTATTTGCTATATCAGTAATTACTTTAATAGAATTGTTGTTTTTGCTTATTACTGAACTATCAACTTCTTTTATGTATTTATAATATTGCCAATAATATTTGCCAAAGTCAGCAAGTTGATAACCTAAATAACTTAGATTTTTTTCTCCTGTAAAAGATTGCCAAAATCCACCAAAGTTTGGAGATGAACTAACCCAATCCATTACTGATGTTACAGCATCATTTGTTTTAGATACTACATCAATTTGAACGTCTTTCATGGCTATAGAGTATGCAGCAAACAATGGTGCAAATTCGTTTAATTGATGTCCGACTTTTGCTAAATCTATTTGACCTGAAATAAGTTTTTTCCATTCACTAAAAGTAGGTGCTGCATTAGCCCAATCCATTACTGATTGAACTGCACTAGAAGTTGATATAACAGTATCAACAGGTATTCCTGATATATTATCAGCATAAGTCTTAAAATTAGGTGCAAATTCTTTTAATTGGTTACCAAATTTAGGCAAATTAACTGTTCCGTTCCAAATGGATTTAAGACCATTAAATTTTGGTGCTGCATTAGCCCATTTAACTACAGATTCAACTGCTTCTGATGTATTTTTTACAATGCTCGTTTTAACTCCCTTCATATTTTCTGAATAATCAACAAAATATTTTGAAAATTTAACTAAATCTTTACCAAAATCATCTATTCCAAGTCCAATCCAAGATTGTATTCCTTCTATAAAACTTGTTGCAGTTAATAATCCAACAGTTAGTGTAAATTGAGTGATATTATCAAACATCTCTGACGGTAAATTAGCAAAGGTAGTAAAGAATGGTGTTGCATTTTCTGCAAACTCTGCTAAATGTTTGCCTATAGAACCAAAACTTTCTGTGGCTACATTTAAGAATCCGTTAACTATAGCACCAGCAAATCCACCTAATATTTTTGCTAATGAAATTAATACTTCTCCACCAGTATTAATTAATTCTGTAAAATATGGAATTTGTGCAATAGCACCAACTGCTGCTACTACTGCTTCAAATCCAACAATTATTAATGCCAAATTTGCAATACCTGTTAACACAGTTGTTATTGGTATATTACCAATTAATATTACTCCTGCTGTCATGGCTGCAAGTTCTATAAATACTTCTCCAAATGTTTTAAATATATCCTTAATTGTTTTTAAACCACTAGTAAGATTATCTTCCCAACCCGGTATTCTATTTAATAGACCTATTGCTTCAACTATTAATTCAACACCACCAATTATAAGTGCTAAATCTGCTAATCCTTTTAAAATAGTTTTAGGACTTGGAACATTAAAACCTTTACCACTTGTAGAGAATCCTAAAGTTTCTTTTACTTTATCTAATCCTTTGCCTACTTTTCCACCAGTTAATAATGAACCTATACCTTTTACAATGCCAAATATTCCTTTAACACCTTTATAAACTATTCCACCTATTGCAAGTCCACCTATAATAGTTCCAAGTTTCAATTCAAACTTTTTAATAGAACCATCTTCATTAAGAGTAAATCCTAACCAATTTAATAATTTATCTCTTATTTCTTTTGCTTTGCTGTTTATTTTATCAAGTTGTAAATTATATTCTTTAAAGTATTCATATAAGTCTTTATCAACACCACCTAGTCCTGCACTTGCAGAATCTTTGCTAGGAGATGTAATATTATTAAGTTTATCAAATCCTCTTAATCCTTTTTTGGCTTTTTCACTTGCTGTTGATATTCTATTAAATCCATCTTCTATATTGTCTAACCCTGCACTTGCAATACCAAACTCTGATGATAAAGATTTTGCATCAATTTTAAACAATGATAATATTGCACCAATAATAGAATTTATTGCCATTAGTATTCCATTTAGATAAGGCAATATTGTTCTTAGTATAGGTAATAACAATCCACCAATATTTCTCACCAAAGTTGTTATTTGGTCTTTAAATACTTTAGTTTGATTTGCAACACTATTAAATGTTCTAGCCATATCTCCATTAGCATCTGCAAGTTGTCTTTCAAGGCTTAAATAAATAAGAATTGATTTTTCTGCTCTATTCATTTGAGTAACAGATTTTTCAATACCTAATCTATATGCTTCTTGTTGTAATGTTGCTTGTGTAATATCTGCACCTGTTAAAGAACGAATACTTCTTACTTGACCAGTTATTGCACTTTCTAAGGCTTTTCCTGCTCTTTGAACATCAACATTGTATAATGATGCAATATCTAATGATAACTTAGATAGGTTTGTACTTAATAAATCAGCACCTTCACTAGCCATACCAGTAGCACCTGCTATTTGTCTAAAAATACCTAGTTGTCTTGTTAATGATGCTGCATCAAATCCAGTTACTTCTGATACAGTTTTGATATAATCTTGAGCAGCATCTTTGCTTTTTCCAAATGCAACTTCCATCATATTTAGATTTTCAATAAATTCTGCTTGTGGCTGAACTGCTTTAATTAAACTATTTGTAACGTTTTTAATAGTTCCTACCCAACCTACTATTTCAGAATTTTTAAGCATACTTGTTAAATTTTTATATATATTAGCAGTATTTTTAGCAGTTTCTTTAGTTACTTTTTCTTGCTTTTCATTTTCTTTAGTAATTTGTTTTTGAGTATCAAGAACTTCTTTTTCGTTTGCAATTACAACTTGTATTTTTGATTGTATTTCACTCATGTTGTACCTCCCTTCTACATTCTAGCCCATTGATTAAACTCATTTTGAACTTGAATGTTAATTTCATTTTGTGTTTTAATTTTTTCTTTTTCTCTATTTTCAATAGAAAATATTTTTTCATATTTTGGAAATTCTTTTTTGCTTTTACTAAAAGCATTATTTAAAGCAGTAGATTGAGCAATATATGTCATATTTCCATTCAACCAAGTCATATATTTTATATATTCTTTTTTTTCATTCTGCTCTATTTCTTTTTGCTTTAAATAAAAAGTTCGGAAAGCCCAGTACAACTTAGGGTCTTGTTCCCAAAACTCCTCGCTAGACATTCCGAACATAATTGCACTAGGAAATAACTCTTGAATATAGAAATCAGTATAAGAAGTATATCCGTTACTGTTATTTTCTATTTCTTCTTCGGTTTTAGTGCCGCTAAGTTTTTTAAGTTTGCATTAGGGTCTGTATTTACTTCTTCAATCATTTGTTGACCTAATTGTATTAGTTGTTCAACACCATATTCTTTTACAGCCTTATCATACAAATCAGATGCTTCTGATATAGATAGTTTATGTTCTGTATACCACATTATCCAATATAATCTTTTAAATATATTAGATACTTTTTTGGTATCTTCGTCTACATCATTTAATTCGTTAATTCCATCAAACGGATTAGCATTGTTATCTAATCCTTCAAAATCAACTTGTTCAGTTGAAATATTGGCATATTTGTTAGATATTTCAGCCAAATCTTCTCTTTCTTTCTTTGTATAATTTTCAAATGCAACTATTCCAGCCCTATTAAGAAATAGAGTATAGTCAGTTCCATCTATATTTATTATTTCTTTACTTAATTCTTTCATATTATTCTCCTATTTTTTATTATTTTTTTTATTTACTAAGCAGCATTTACATGAACAGCAATAGTTCTGTAAGAAGTTGCTTCACCAGTTTTGCTAGTAGTTAATTTAATAATAGTATCACCAGCAGCAACACCAGTTATTGTTAACTTTTTAGCATCATCACCAGCACCAAATGCAGCAGTTGCAACGCTTGTAGATTCACTTTGACAAGTAATTGCAGCACCTTCTGATGTTTCAAGTAAGATTGTGTAAGCACCAGTTCCTGTAATATCTACATCAACAAGTGGTGTTAAGATAACAGCAGTTTTTTTCATTAATGGTCTTACATCATCAACTGGAAATTCGTCAGCACTATTAACTGTAATAAATAATTGTCCTTGAACAATACCATCTACAGATAATGCACTTCTACCAAATTTCATTGTTCCTGTGTATTTTTCTCCAGTATCATCTGGGTTTCTTTCTAGGAAGTCTAAACTCTTACCAACATATTTTTTAAGTTGTCTAATGTTATCTCTATGATAATTAAATGTATAAGTTTTTTGGGCGTTAGTTTGTAAGCCTTCAACTTCTGTTACACTTTCATCAGTTAAAACAGTTTTTGCTTGTGTACTAGGTGCACCTTTTGTTTCAGGCATATCAGTAGTTGGTAATAACATAAAGTATTTACCATCAGTATCTTTGATATTTAAACTAGCACCTTTACTAATAAAACCTTTATCAGTATAATATCTTTCAGCCATATTAATTTTCCTCCTTCTTTTAATTTAATTGACCGTTCCAATTATTTATCTTACCTTGATAAATTGAAATATATCTATCTATTGTTAAGTCAGGATATTCTCCTTTAGAACCCATTATTCTAGTAAAACCTATATCATTAAAGAATTTAAAAGTAAGTTGTTTTAATTCATTTATTACATCAAGAGAGTAGTATTTTTTATTGTTTATAGTTACATCTTGAGTATAAAATTCAACTTGATAATTTAGTCTATCAACCATTTCAAGCCTATTTAATGAATTTCCTCCAGTATAAGATGTATTGCTACTTTCTTTAAAAACTATTGTAGGAAATGAAGAAAAGGATTGAGGTGTCTTGGGAACGATTAAGATTAAATCACTAAATATTGATTTTTCTTTTATATAATCATAATATAATTTTCTTAATTGTTTTTCTATTTCCATTATTCTCAATCCTTCTATAAATTATTTTTTAAATAGTCTGCTATAATATTACTTATGTTTTCTTCTAACCATTCAATTAAACCTATAAATACTTGCCTTCCCTCAAGACCATTAGTCCAATGTATTCCTCCACTTTTGTCTTTGTAGTACCAACCCTTATAGCCATGATTTCTTACATCAAATTGCCAATCATTATCATCAAATAATGATGTTTTAGATGCTGCTACTCCAGTTCCTCCAGTATAACCAATACCAAACTCTATAATATGTGCAAGTGATAACTCACTTGTATATCTTTCTCTTGTAGATGGTTTAAGTACTTTTTCGTCTAATCTCACAATAGAGTTATTAAATAATATTATTGTGTTTCCATTAGTATTATGGCCAAATCCAAGTAGATAATCTTTCTTTTCAACTCCCATAGAATCCAAATCTTTATCATCAATAGTCATTATTCTTTCTTTGGCTATTTCTATAATTTGTTCATATAGAACATCACTTAAATAATCAATAAATTTTTGTGACTCTAATGATTTTATAATTTGTTCTTCTATTTCAAGTATTCCTTTAGATATACCATAAGCAATAGTATTACATTTTACCTTTATTGTTTTCACTAATTATTTTATTGCCATTTCTTTTTTTTTGAAAAACCGTCTTTTGTTTCTTTTATTTCCCTTATAGATTCAACCTTAATAAGTTCATTATCAGGTTTCCACCCTATAGTTTCGTAAGTACCATATAAACTTTCAGGAACATCTCTTGTTATCTTTTTTCCTTCTTCATTTATAATATACATTTTAATAG